TTAGTATTTCGCTCCAATTTTTAGATTGAAAGCCGGTATTTTTATATGGACTATTAATTGTATGCGTTATAAGATTAAAATTATTTGATAATTGAGTTTCATATGTTGGATAAAAAAACATATCATATAAATTTTTATGATGATTATCATAATAACAAATAATATCTATTTTATTTTTATCATTCATTTAAAAACTTTCTAAATATATCATTATATTTAAAATCATGAAATCCAAAAGAATTAAATCTATGATAGCCACCAGTTTCTGTTGAAAATTTAAAACCTAATTCGGTAGGAGCATATTTGCATCCGTGATCTTCAAATTTTTTTCTAGCCACTAAGCACAGTTCTACATCATCTGGACGAGAAATATCCAGATCATCAATAATAGCAATTTGTGTTGATATGAATTTTTGACTTTTAAGGCAAAATCCACCATTCCCACACATATATTTATACCAAGGCCAAGGCGCTCCGATATAATCATATAATAAAAAATCATCTGTCCAAGCCTTTGGATTAACAACAAAACCATCCCAATGTATTGTTAAATAATAATCTGCTTTATTATTGATTAGAAATGGTAATTTTTTTAATACAAAATAATCATAATCTTTTATAGAATTCATTCTATCAATTTTGACAGAATATGGCGAGGTTGTATTATCACTAAAAAATAAAACATCTTTGAACTCACAATGAGATAAACAAATATCTATTGCTTTTTTGGTTTGTTCTATTTTTGTAGATCCAATAGCAATCAAACAAATATTTTTTAAATTTAACATGCTAGACTATTTTTGATAAATAAATACTGGTATATTATTCCAAATATCTTTTATCAAATCTGATATGAATAACCAATTGCCACCAGCCAATCCGCTACCAAATTTTGGGGCGTGGATTTCTACGCTGGAGTCATTGCTTTTTGTAATATGCTGAATATGTAGTTTAATATTAAACATACAAACAGAGAGAGCGTAATAATTTAATGGTCTTGGATTCGCCTGTGACACAACACCATTTTGAGCAATCATATTACAGAATATGAGTTTATTATTGTTTTTATTGGCAACCTCTATAAATTGTGTATGACCTAATTTAGCCTTGTTGCCTAACATATAAAAATTTTCTGCAACAATTGGGTAATTATCATTAATATATTTAGTAAATCCTCCACCAAAAACATTAATATTATTACATACATGTGGAATTAGTATAGTTTTATCAGATAATCTTTGTTGTGTATTATTGAATATATCTTGATTTTTTAAAAGAATATATGGATTGTGTGTTTTGATTTTCATTTTATTTTGCTCCATTTTCCAATAGGACACTCTTGATCTGCCCATGCTAATTTATTCATAAAAATTCTTTTATTATTTATGTTACATCCACACTCCATGCACTCCTTTTGTGAATGATTAAAACTATCACAACTTAGACATATTTTATATCGTTCATCAATTTCAAATTGAGAACTTTTAGGCATACCGCATCCTATATGAAACAATAGTGATTTTAAAAAAATTATTATTTTAGTTGCTGTAATTTTCATATTTTTGTATTGCTGATCCTATAATTTGATGCATATCATAGTATTGATATTGAGCTAATCTTCCACCAAAAATTATATTTGTTTTTTTAGTTAATTCATAATATTTTTGATAAATACTATTGTTGATATCATTATTGATTGGATAAAAAGGCTCATTATTGGAGTGGTCTGCTGGGAACTCCCTTGTTATTATTGTAACATCCGATACTGAGTTGTCAAAGTGTTTGTGTTCGACTATTCTTGTATATGGAACATCTGATGATGTATAATTAACTATAGCATTACCTTGAAAATCATCGATCTTCAACGTTTCTGTTTCAAATCTCAGACTACGATAATTTAATTTACCAAATTCATAATTAAAAAATTGATCTATGGGGCCAGTATAAACAATATTTTTAGCTTTTTTATTCCAATAATCAATATTATTAAAATAATCTGTGTTTAAAACTATATCAATACCATCAGTCATATTTGACATCATTTGAGAATAGCCACCTATTGGTATTCCTTGATATTTATCATTAAAATAATTATCATCAAATGTTAATCTAATAGGTAATCTTTTTATTATAAAAGATGGTAAGTTTTTGGGTTCTGTATTCCATTGTTTTTTAGTGTATCCATAAATAAATTTTCTATAAATTTCTTCACCAACTTGAGATAGAATCCATTCTTCAAGATTATTTGGCTTGTTTATATTAATCTTGACTTGTTCTAATTTCGCTTTTGCTTCGTTCGGAGTTTTAACGCCCCATAATTGATACAAAGTGAATAGATTTACTGGGAAAGAGTAGATTGTGTTTTCAAAATTAACTTTCGGCCTGTTAATAAAATTATTAAACTCTGCAAATTGTTTTACATAATTCCATATTTTATCATTTGATGTATGAAATATATGAGGTCCATATTTATGGATATTAATTTTATTATTATTTTCTGTATAACAATTTCCAAAAGGATGATCTCTCTTTTCGATTATTAAACATCTTTTGTGATTTTTATGTGCTAGATTAGCAAAAACACAACCAAATAATCCAGAGCCGACTATTAAATAGTCATATATTGTAGTCATTTTTAATAGATTGTAGTATAAATTTATTTTTAATTTGATACGATCTAACAGATTGTCCAATATCTCTAGAGTTACATTTTTTATTATTATAAATAGTCGTAGTGTCTGATACTAGTGGAATGTTAAGAAAATTTTTGATATTATCTTCTAAATTAGAATTTTCTATATTTATTTTTAGATACTTTCTATATTTACATGATTTTTCTATTAGTTGATTCCATCTATAATAATACCAAGACGCTCTTTCTATTGGCGATCCTAAATTTTTTAGTTCAGGTATAATTTCCCAAATTCTTTTTTCATATTTATATGTAGATTCTATTTCTTGATTTGGTATATTGAATTGAAAATATTTTAAATCATAAACAAATGATCTAATAACTTTGAGTGGATTTCTTACAATATGAATCACTGGAATATCAACTAATAAAGGATGACATAAAAAAGGTGCTGCTATATAACTTGAATCAGCAATAATAGTATTTTTATCTATCCAATCTCCTTCGCAATTATTTATAGATGTATCGCTTATATCAAAATTAGTCCAAGTTATTAATCGATTAATTATAGTATTATCATCATCATAATTAAAAATACTTTCATGTCCACAATTTTTACCTAAACTAGTTAATAATTTAGCTAAAAATACTGTGCCACAGCGACCAGTTCCTGTTATAATAAATTCTGGTTTCATTATGGTAAATAATTTTTTAGATCATCCCAACTATCTTCATCAATTATTTGTTGTTTTTTTTGTTTGAATTGTTTCTTTTGTGCTTTTTTTATGACATTATCGTCATCAACAAATTTATTTTTATATTTTTTATCGATACTTTTTTTATTGTAAATATCTTTCTTTTTGTCGGATTCCATGATCGTTATTTGTATAGACTTGATTTTAAATGAGATACTAGATTATTTTAGTCGTGAACATGATGGTTGTATAATCCCATAGCCTTCATATTTTTTTTGATTATTAAATTTTTTATCTTTAAGCTTTAATGTATTCTGTTTAAATAAATTTATATAATCTATATATGTTTTGAGACTATTGTTTTTAATTTTTTTAGCATATGATGCCGCTAATGCCGCACAACCGACAGCAAATGGATTAGCCATACTTGTACCACTCATAATAGCATAATTATTATTTGGTATACAACTTAAAATATTTTCTCCTGGAGATAAAAAATCTAATTCTTCTCCAGCACAAGTGAATCTGGATCTATTTAATTGTTGACCAATCGAGCCTATAGCGACAGTATTGCTATATCTAGCAGGGTACATTATTTCTGTATTTGGTCCTGAATTTCCTGCGGCACAAAATACTACACATCCCTTTTTGTTTGCATAATTAATAGCTAATTTAATTTCTGAAGAATCATAAGGAGATCCTAAAGACATTGTAATAAAATTAGCATTATTGTCTGTAGCCCATATAATAGCTTTAGCAATAGTATTATTGTTTCCATTGCCGTCGCCGTTTAAGGCTTTGATAGGGATTATTTTAGATTGAGGAGCAACTCCGACTATACCAGTATTATTATTTTGTGCGGCTATAGTACCTGATACATGAGTGCCGTGACCATTATCATCAATAGGATCGTTTTTTGAAATAAAATTTTTACCTTGTAATAAATTATTTTTTAAGTCTGGATGATATAAATCACATCCAGTATCTATAACAGCAATTTTTATTCCTTCTCCTTGAGAAAGTGTCCATTCTTTTTCTATATTAAATTTTTTAATTTCCCATCCATATATTTGTGCGGAAGATGAATTAAGTCCATAAATATTTTCTGTGGTATGAGGTAATAGTCCGCAGTCAATTTTATTTTTTTTCATTTTGATTTTTTCTTATCCATTCAATAAATTTACTAATTCTAGTATGGCCACTGTCTTCATTATATTTTGAAGATGGTGATTTTCCAATAGCCATGACACATGAATTTATTCCAGCGAGTTTATTATTGATAAATAAACCACCACCACTATCACCAGACGCTATTAAAAATTCTAGACTAGTATAGTCATCTGATCCCATTTTAGATGGACTACATATTAGAAGATCAGCATCTATTCTATCTATAGTATTTGATCCTGCTCTTCTTTTATTATCGCTATGAATAGCGCCGGTTAAAAAATTACCAGTCAAACCAAAACCACTGATGCAGCAAATTTTATCAACTTCATCTTCTTCTGTATATAATTCCGGATAAAAATCTAAATTGATTGATTCTTCACAATATCCTATAGCAATATCAGCAGTGCCGTATTGATGATAATCGAAATCTTTGTTTGATATAATCTTGTTAACACAAATTTTTTTATTATTTATATGTATAAAACATATTTTTGAACCGTCAACAACATGAGCAGCAGTTAGTATATGATGATCATCTATCGCAACTGCTGATGCACAAAAATTTTCTCCAGATTGATATTCACCACACAGTCTACCAACATAGTTAAATTTTTCACCATATTCAATATATTTTTTATCTGGAATATTTGGATCTTTAGTTCCTGCAACTGTGCTATTAACAATGATTAGAGATAAAAAAATACTTATTATTTTGGTTATCATATAAAGTCTCCACCAAGAAAAGAGCAATATATAATACACTATAATTTTTTATTTCTGTATTAAATTAATCGGCTAACACTTTGGATGCAATTAAGCACCCTTTGCTGACTGCGTGTAAAGGATCTGTGGCATGAACTACTTCTTTAACATCAACAGGGAAGTTATTTTCAACTAATTTTTTAGCAAAAATTTCAACATATCCATTGGCCTGAGAAGTACCTCCAGCAATCACAATTTTAAGTGGATTTTTAAATTTTGGTAGTGATTTGTGTTGAGATAAAGCCATTGCTAATTGTTTGGTAGTATAATCAATCAATCTTTCATAGTATATTGATACGGCGGATAGCACCTGATTATCCACTGGTTCTCCAATTTTAAAACCACCACCCTCCTTCTCTGCCTGAACAACACTATCTGGCTCTCCGGTAGCCACAGCACTCATACGATCAATCCAATCGCCTGACTTGGTGGTACTGAAAACTACAGTTGGTTCACCATTTAACATGACGCAAACATTCGTCATACCAGCACCACAACTAACTCCGATGCCCGTATAATCTTCATTCTCTAATTCGGCATAACATAATGCTTCTGCTTCATTAATAGCCCTAGCATCATAGCCACATTCTGATAATACTGTTTTAACAATATCTTCATGATATCCAATATCAAAATCCTCATCCTCTTGATCTACTGGTTGTGCAGGAACGCAGAAAACTATCTTTTCGCCTTGTTCTGATGCTGTGCCGACTACTTCTTTTAGAATAAATGCTAGAATTCTTTTTGCATCTTTTTCTTTGGCGGAAACAACGCCTCTATACATTGGTCTTTTTGCTGTATCATTACGCTCTACTGCTTTTTCTATAGCGTCCTTACCAAGAATAATAAATGAGCCATCAGCATCCTTAATAAAGATTTTACCAGACAATCCTTTTTCAATCATTTTTGTGGCGACAGGAGTTGTTGGCTTAATAATATAGAAAGCATCTCTAAAGTCTTTGTATTCGATATTATTGTTAATGTCTTGAGAAAGAACAATATAACTTGTACCAACATCTAATCCCTTGGCCATAATTTCACCTCTTTAAATTTTTAAGTTTGTTAACAGAACCCGAGATATTATCTGTTGATAATGTTTTTTCTCCAAGTTCATCATATTTTTTTGTTAAATTATTTGTTTGAATATCTAGAACGCATTTCGTATCATCTATCTTAATATTTGATTCTTTTTGTGATGATTTATTCTTATCAAAAAAAGAACTAGTAGTAGTTACACCTACAACTTGACGATTTTTACCTAACAAATAGCCAATAAAAAAAGCATTTAATATTAATACTATAATAATAATATCATTACTCATGGTTCTTTAACCAGTCTATATATTTATTTTTTTCAAATCCTTTTAATCTACTGCTTTCTGTTTTATTAATAAAGATTCTAGAATCAGGAACCATATGTATTTTATATGTGTTTTTCATAGATTGATTTTTTTCATCGGATATATTAATATAACACACAATATAATTATTCACATAATTCTTATCTAGGATTTCATTTTTAAGCAGATCACAGAATTTACAATTTTCTGATCCAAATATAACCAATGCTGGTTTACCAGAATTTTGAGATAGGTTTAGCGTTTCGTCTATTGATGATAGAATATAATCATTTGCTGATGCTATTGAACCAATCGTCATAATAAACAGATATAATATTTTTTTCATATATTGCCTAGTATTCTTCCCTTTCCAGTACGTTTAACAAAACCTTTACGAACAAGATATGGCTCTATACTATTTTCGATAGTTTCAATTGCTATTCCAGTTAAAGAAGATATTGCTTTTAATCCTAGCGGAGTTCCTTTAGATTTTGCTAGAACATCTATGTACATTCTATCATAGACATCTAAACCCAGTTGGTCAATACCCTGTACCTCAAAGATTTTATCAATATTAGTTTCATTAGGATTGCATAATTTATAATTCTTAAACCATTGAAGCCTACCATTTAGAATTCTTGGTGTTCCTTTGCTACGTTTTGCAATTTCTAGAAGATCACAACTATCAATCATTAGTCCGAGTTTTGTTGCGTTCAATCCTGCTAGTTTTGCTAGATCATCGTCAGTATAAAACGACAAATGTTCTTTGATTTGAAAACGATCATAAAATGGTTGACTTAGACTGCCACCACTTGTAGTAGCACCAACCAGAGTAAATGCTGGAATTTCTATTGTCTCTGGTTCTTTGTCTAAAACCATATTGATAACAAAATCTTCCATTACTGGATATAAAAATTCTTCTACTAACTTTGGTAGTCTGTGGATCTCATCAATAAAAAATACTGATCTTTTTGTCATTCTCATAAAATATGGAATAATACTTTTCACACTACGCAAATTTGCAGCATTAGCAACATATAGATTCACATCAAGTTCTGATGCAATAGCACTGGCTATTGTTGTTTTACCCAACCCAGGTGGCCCATCAATTAAAACATGAGGCAACACTGTCTCAGAATCTTTGCATCCTGCAATAGAAATTTTAAGCCTTGAAATAACATCATCTTGTCCAATGATTTCATCAAACGATGTGGGTCTAATTTTATTTGACATTTTTTCTCCAATTAGTCTGTTTCGGGTTTTTCTTCTTCTTGAGTATCTTTTATCCAAAATACAAAATCGTTAGCATCACTATCAAAAGCAGATTCAACCAATCCTCTTTGCACCAAACCATTTACAATATTGCTGACCATCCTATCGTTCAATTTATAAATTATATCTGCAAAAATATTATCGCTAACTGTATATCTAATTTGTTTAGTTTTACGATTTTTTTGTTTTTTAATGAGTTCTTTTATTATAACTAATGATTCTTGATGAGATAAGACCTTATTAAACTCTTCTTTATCTTGATCTTTAATATCATCTATTAATATATCTAGTTCATCCTTATCCTGCCATATTCCAAAATTATTATAAACTATTGCTCTGGCCTTATCTGTAAATAGTTCTAAGTCCGGTACAACATACCATGTTTCGCTCATTGTAATTTCTAATTGAGAATATCAAATAGTCCTTTGTAATATTTGGGTTGATTAATAAAATGAACAGCATGTGATTGAAGATGTGCTTTATAAGCAGAATTTATAGGATCAATCACCCAATATTTTGTTTTCCAAATAGGCTCATTAACATAATTGGATCCCAAATACTGGAGTTTATCTTGTCCTCCAGTACTGGGATTCCAACTATTCACAGGAAACACTATCATCTTATCGAAGTCATAATCTTTTTTGAAGATGTTATTTATCATTTTGCTGATCCATTCAGACAACGGAGAGTTTTGATTTACATCAAACTTAAAGTAAAACTTATACGGATCATACTGATCACTATAATCATTATTATAGTAGTCATCATCGTATCCGTCATCTTCATCATCGTATGGATCGTGCATAAAGATTCCTTTAAAATAGCGGGAGGGAATCGAACCCTCTCAAATAGCGTTTGTCGAGTTTCCCAACCAGAGGCTATTATCTTAGTCCCCAGACTCCACTAATTCTTTTAATCAACCAGGGTACGAGTTGTCGTAATCGTCCTCGTCATCATAATCTTCATCTTCATCATCAAACTGATCCCAGTAATCATCATTGATATCATAGTCCTCGTCCTCATCATCATAACCAGCATACTCATCCTCTGAGAATTCTGCCGAATACAATGGCTTGAGAAGTTCTCCTTGATATTCACCAACCACAAGATATTCGCATGTGCGAAGTTTCTCACAGTTGCAATCACTAGGAACACTCACAACGTCCTTGGGATTAATCTTGACGATCACAATCTTATCACCATTCTCAAGACTACCATAACCAGCAACATAATTCAATGCACCAGCATGAAGTCCGTTTGAACAACCACGACCACGATCATCGTCCACCTTTGAACGAGTCATCTTGCAAACATTACCAACACTGTTATCAAATACTCCACGATACTTATCCTTGTAGTCACTCCTGACTGCTTTATAAGCAAGGAAACAACCATCCTCAGTAATGGGCAGATGCTCATGCTCAAGGAAATCATACAGTTCCTTTTGACTCTGCATACTAGGATTCTCCATAAGATTATGAAGAAAATTTACAAGAGGATAGAAAGGCAGACCCTTGCTCATAAACTCTAGAATACGCTTACTGATACTACCATGAACTTCTTCACCCTCATAAAGAACTTTGCCATTCTTAATCTCCACAAGACCATCACTAAAAGTAGCAACAGCCTTTTCCACATCCACAATCTCCAAGAGTTCATCAGCGGTTGCTGTTGGCAACGCTTCAAGAATCATCTTGTAATTAATATGATCCGGCAAAACCTGATATGTTCTGTTATTAAGAACAAGTGTAAGATTACCATCAACCCACATAAAAGGAACACTCATTTTATTTCTCCTGTTTTCCTGTGAAATCAACCTATAATTTGACCGAACTGAACCTTCAACATATTAACATCACTAATCGTAGTAAACCAACCATTATTGTCACGATAGTAGTAACCTCTGTTAGCATCATTTTGCTTGAGAGGATTAATGTTCTTCAATTCTCTCAAATCACCACTAACCGGCGTTACACACATAATATACTTGAGCATCGGATTGCTGTCAAGTTCCATTTTAATCGTTTTTCTAAGATCAGCGATTTTTGGAGCAACATATCCGTTGTCAGAATCTGCTTTCTTAAAAATCTTCTTGTATTGTGCAACCTTATCATTTTCATAGATACTATCAATGATACGATTGATCTGATTATAGATCACATTCGCATCTTTAATCTTGGCACTATCCAGACCATTGATTCCAAAGTCGCTCAAGAGTTTAGTCATGTGACCATAGTAGTCATCCTTCTTAAACTTACTGATATCAAATTCGCTACGATGAATAGTATCTGCAAAGAACTCCAAAGTCATCAGACTATCTAGAGTTTGCACAATATCCTTGTTATTGATAAAGTTAGCATATTCAAGTCCGAACATATTAAGCATATGGAATAGGAACTGTCGATCCATATATCCTTGACCATAGCCACGATTCATCTTATCATCTGAGTTATATTCAGAACGACACTGTTCTACAAGATTATTAAATTGATAAATATCCTTGAACTTACTGTCATTAAGTTTCTTCAAGCGAGTCTTGAACCAAGTGTTAAAATCCACAAGGTTGTAACCATCCTTGATTAAACGATCCACCACACCATGCTTGATAGCATAAATATTTGTATCATCAAATATCTTGTACTTCTCAAAGAAGTCTTTGTGACTATACAGACCATTAATGGTGGGGTAATCAGTAGTAGCAGCACCATATCTCAGGATAGGAATATAAACAATCTCATCCTCATCCTCTAGATCATTAAGACGATCTGTACTAAGACTACGCATAAAAGTAGCATCATTGTAGTCATAGTTTAGTGGACTAGTATTCTTCTGATCACCAAAGATCAAGAAAATATCTTGGTCACTAACACTACCCTTGCTACCCTTACTGCCCTTGGCTTTAGGAGCAGACTTAATAAGATCACGATATTCAGACACATGCAGAATATTCTTTTCGCCAACATCAACAACAAGATCAGCAAAGTTATTCTTTACATCAGTATGATCAGTAGCATTAACCAAAAGATAAGCAAAACAATCGTGCTGATTGCAATATCGAGTCACAATTTTTTTAGCGGTTTCTGCTGCACTAATATCGCACCAGAAAAATCTAATCTGTCCAGACTTTTTGTTACTATTCCAGTACGAATATCCCTTACCAGTAAGAGTGTCGTGATGAATCCTGTCTGTCATATAAACCATACGACGAGAACGATAACCAGATGTTCTATAGTTGAATACGTACAGATTCTCATCCTTCTTGAGTTTGTATTCAATATCTTGACCGCTGGTAATATCATGGGTTTTTCCAGATACGTCAGTCCAACTAGCACCAACGCCCCAACCACCAGCAAGATCATTCATCTGATAATAAGTGGTGATCGCTTCGACTTTGGTTGTAGCAGCAGCGATTTTATCACTAAAATTCTTCTTGAGTTCCAAGAAAATATCTTGGGTCTTTTCTCTAAGAGCCTTTACAACACTCTTGGTATATTGCAAACCTTCTCGACTAACATCCATTTCAAGTTCACCAATATTGAAATCAAGTTCAAGATAAAGACCCTGACCAATGATTTCACCAACAAAAGCCTTCCACGAAGCAATATCGGCCTTATTGAAAGCACGATTCCACTTAGCAATATGATCTGGCGTTTCGGCCTTTTCCTCACCAACAAGATGAGAAACCTCAACAGGATACGCAATATTACCCATCAGAGCAATAACGCCGCTCTGAATACGATGATAATGACTTGGAAACTTCATGTTGTCATTATTGAGTCGGCAAACACGCCACCCATCACCATCAATAACGACATTTCGCTGACTATATTCCTTGGTAAAATCCCAATGAACGCCGCCATTAATAATGGGCTTCATTCGGAAATAATGAAAAACTCTAATAGCCTTCTGACTAAACTCTTGGAAATCATATTGTTTAACAGCAAAACTAATCTCCAGACCATTAGGTTCAGTAGTATCTGTTGAATGAATAAGATTCAATGTAGGAACACCAGCATCATCAATAGCCGCAATATAAGTATACTGCTTACCATTGAAATAAGAGGTTGTGGTAAAACTCTTGGTATAAGCAAATGGACTCTTAGACCCTAGACCCAGACAACCCACAAAATCATTGCTATCATTCTTGTTAGACGCACCATAGGTGGTATACAGATTCTCCATATCCTTCTGACTAAGACCAGTGCCATAATCACGCACGGCAAAATTAGGATCAGCGGCAGTAGGCAACTTTACAAGGAAAGGATTCTTGTTGCCCGCACTAACATGAGAGTCATAAGCATTTGTGGCAAGTTCACGAATAACAGCCATTACCTTGTCGGAATAAAGAGAATCCGACAGAATCTTGAACATTTTGCTAGTTTGAGCAATCGTAAACTGATTCGACGCACTAATACCAGCACTGTGAACTTCAACCGTTCGATCCGCAAGTTTCATTTTGTTTCTCCAAGTGTCCTGTGATGCTCCAAGTATACATCGTCATTCCGCGTTGTCAACATTACGCTTTCTGGATTGCAAGATTTCTTTAATCTTCATTGTCACAAAAGTTCCCGCAAACGCACCTAAAAATAATGGAATAACATAGATCATATTTTTACTAAAACTAACCACACCAAATGCTGATAAAGAAGTTATCATCCCGGCCATAAAAGACGACATTAAGTTTTGTCTAGATTCTATGCAAAGAATATAATAAGCATAGAACATATCTAATATAAAATATGTAATAAAAATAAACAGAGCAATATTGATATCAAAGTGATTCGTCGGAGTCATCTTCCCAAAAATCTTCATCC